TCACGACGCAAGTCATAAGCAACATCGGGGTGGATGTAAGCCATGTACAAACCGTTGAAAGTAGGAACGTTAGCACCACGAAGCTGTGCGGTCACCTTACGGATGTCGTTAGCTTCGATGATGTCAACAGCCTTAACCGTGGTACGGCTTGAAGGAGTAGTCGTACCGCCACCACCGTAGATCACGTTTGATCCACCGGCGAGAACTTCACGAGCAACTTCGTCAATTGAAGCACCAGCGTTGTAACCAACGATGTTAGCGGCAGCCGAGTCAACGTCAAGGAAAGCAGTTCCACGCAACTTAGCGGTGGTGATAACGGCATTACCGTATTCGTTGAGGGTAACCGTGACCTGCGAATCGCTCAAAGCGGGAGCAGTAACGTCAGTGGTTTCCGACAAGGTGCTGGTAGCGGTAGCAAGATCGTTGAAGATCGTGAACGTTACGCCAGTACCAGGCATAGCCTGTTGCGTCGGTTGGACATCAGCAGCAGCGTCGAACAACAGTTCTGAACGAAGAGCGAAATAAGCCAGGCGATCAAACGCCACCTGGTCAACTGATAGGGAGGATGTTTCTGTATAAGCCATGAGATTTGCCTTTCGGGGCTAGTTTTGTTGGAGAGACCTTACTTCTTCCAGCAACATCTCAATCTCAGCTTGGCTAGTAGCCTTACTGATCCGAGTCACCATGTCCACAGGGGCTTCACCAACAGTGTTACCGGAAGCGGCCTGATTGGTTCTGTCCCAACCTTTAGCTTCCTGCGCTACCTGTGCAGCCTTAGTATCTTGGATAAGTCTCGCTTCGATCGCAGCGGCTCTAATAGCATCAGGGGAAAGTTCACCGTCATAAGCCTTCACGAAATACTTTGCCATCGGATCGGCAGAATCAACTCCTGCTCTTACGAAAGCTAGTTCACGTGCGGCGTTAGAGGCTTCGTCGGCCCTTGCCTTCAGTGCTGCGTTTTCAGATTCAAGCTGCTTCATGCGATCACGCAGAGGATTTCGGCCTGTTTCTTGTTCATCGAATTCGATGTCGCTGTCCATATGTACACTCCTTTGCCCAGAACCACCACGGAGGCATGGCGGTTCGCTGCTTACAACCCGAAGGTGTTCCTGCCTATTGGCATCGGATTAAGTGTAGCACATTATTTGTAGGATGCAAGTACCTACGCTAAAGCGGTTTGTCCTTGACCTTGCCCAGCGAAACCGCCACCACCCTGGAAAGCTGCGGTTCGTTCCGCTTGCTTCTTACGGAGGCGTTGAGCAGCAGCAGCGTCAGTAGCGAACACTGCCCCGATCTGTTCCTCCTGAGTCATACCGACACCTTGTTCGCCGGCGAGAGGGTTGAACAGTTCTTGCGCTTGAGCGATAGTCGCAAATCCTGCTTGTGCCTGCTGGGTAGTGACACCTTCAATGGCCAGTTGTTCTGCTTGTTGAGCAGTGATCTCTGCACCTGCCTGCCTGGTGGCCTGAGCCGAAATCTGTGAAGCCTGAGCCTGTCGAACAAGAATCGGGGTAGCTTTCACGGGGTCAAGAAAGTAGGCGGCCAACTGACTGTCGTCTACACCGTACAAACGTTTCATTTCGGCAATGACTTGCGGATCAGAGTTTTTGACAGCGTTGTATCCGTCATTGATACGAGTGTTTAGTTCTGATGGGGAAACATCACCTGCAATAAAAGCAGTGAAATCTTCGTTTGAATCATAGAAACCTGTTGGCAAACCTGCTGTGCGTAACAACTGGCGGTAAGTATTTTCTTGACCGATGTACGCTTCTTCTGAAAGAACGTTGAATCCTGCTCTACGGCGGGCTTCGTTGCCTGCAAATCGTTTGGCGTATTCAGCGGTTTCTTTAACACGACCATAAATGATGTCTGTGTTCAAGACGTTTTCTTTGAACACAAGATCGTTGACAAACCCTGACAATTCAGTAAGCCCGTATCGTGACAGTGTTTCAGCAATGATGTTATATGCCGACTGCTGACCTGAACCTGTATCGCTCATGTTATGCCTTTCCGAAAAGTCGAGCCAAATCGTTGGCTACACCGTATGCACGTGTTTGTGCCTCAGAGGTGAACTCGTAACCGAATGAACGGGTTTGGCGAAGATAGTCGCCCCATTCGTTGTAGTTCATGGGTCGTTGCTCACCCTTATCTGTCACGAATGTTACAGCCTTTGACCATTTGGGGTCAACGAAATCTATGTTCTCTGGGTTCATTTCAAGAATTTGTGCAGCGGTCTGCTTGTACGGGTCAACAATTTGTTTGTAGGTTTGTCCCGCATCGAGTTGTGCTGCGATACCAGGGAACAAAGATTTAGCCATTTGTAAAGCGTACTGTTGGAAAGAGTTTTGAGATTCTTGACCTGTAGCAACCTTGTTTACAAACTGGTTAAAAGTATCATCTGATAGTGATATACCGTAATCGGCTGCTGTCTGCCGTAATGTTTGGCCGATGTAACCGGATCGGAGTTGTGACACACCTGCGGTTGATTGCATTGCTTGTGAACCAATTGAGTTGGTGATGGTGGTTTCATCCCAACCTCCTCGCAGACTGTCTTTGGCTAGTTTTGCTACGGATGTGTCATCTAGTCGAATACCGAGGGTGAGTGCTTTTGCTTTGATTTGTGCGGCTTGGTTGTCAACTTTTTGTTGTGCTGAGGCAGGGTCAGATTGTTCTGATAAATCCCATGCTCGTGCTGAAGATGAGGTTGTTTTGAACCATGTTGTTTGTGATAGTTCGTACTGGAATTTTTCGTTTGACCAGTCGTTTGCTACAGCGTTTTGTAGAAGTGTTGCGACTTCGGGGATTGATTTTACGATGGCGTAGTAGCCACCGTATTGTTCTTGGGCGGCTTGTTCCCAGTCCGCTGGAATGACCGCTGGCGTACTGGGTTGCGTACCTGTTTGCGTACCTGTTTGCGTACCACCTGCCATACCACCACCAGTAGGGCTACTAGTAGCACCAGGTTTAGTTTGAGTACCACCAAAATTCAACCCTGGTGGGATATAGATACCGTTAACAACAGCACCACCATTAGACAACTTGCGGTCAGCACCACCTACATTTTGACCTGCTTTCCAAGTAGATAAAGCAGTTTCAGATAACTGTGGGCCTGTCTGTGCAGTAGTTGTTGTCTGAGCAGCAGTTGGTCGAGGCGAACGAGGAGCAGTAGGAGGAGCAAATGCACCACCAACACCAGGGGCAGTAGTAGTAGTAGTAGTAACTGGTGCAGAAACACCACTAGCAGGTGTCACACGAGCTTTATCATTAGAAATCTCCGGAGGGGCAACAGGCAAAACAGCAACGGGAGTACCCTCACCAAGCGAACCAATAGCATCCGTTAATTCTTTTTCTTTCTGCCTATAAACAACAAGCCAAGAATTCAAATTGTCCTGAGCAGAAGCAGTACCCTCACGCTTGACAGCATTTTCTAATTCTTTACGACGAGAAGAAACACTCTGTAACAACACTTGCAACTTCTCAGACTGACCTAACAACAGATCACGTTGAGCCGCAGCCTCAGCTTCAGTTTGCACTTCAGGAGGATTAATCTTAAAAACAAGATCATCGATCTTAGATTGCAAATCAGAAATAACTTTTTTATAACCAGTTTCAGTTAATAGTTTGCCATCAACCAAATATCGTTTATTAGCATCAGCTTTAATTTTTTCTATAGAAGCTAACTTTGCACGTGCTTGCTGAAGTTGATCTTCAAGACTACGGTTACTAGAAATTTTTGATGTAGCCATTACATACTTCCAATCGCATCAAACAACTTATTCATATAACCAAGATACTTATAACCCTGAGCCTCAGTCGGAGCAACCTGCTGGGCAAACGACTGAGCAGCAACATCAGCACCAGGAGTCTGCACAGCAACACCACCAGCAGTATTCTGATACGCCTTCTCCTGCGCCTGATAAGCAGTAACAAACTGATTAGCCTCATCATCAGTGAAAGATCGACCCAAAGTATTCTGAGCAACCTGTTTCGCAACAGCTTTCAAATCCTCCGGTGAAGTAACACGAGCAGTAATACCACCGCCACCACGACCAGACTTATTGTAATCAGGAACGTTCTGTTGCAACTCATTCAGCGCACGTTCCATCGTGATGCCACCAGCAGCCGCATACTCCAACAAGTTTTGGAACGCCGAAACATCACTATCGAACTTACCTGGAGTAGAAGGATGCAAACCCTTCTGATACAAAACTTGCAATACAACAGCACGATTAGCAGGCGACATCTGCGAATAAACAGCAGGAGCATCAACCTTCGGGTTATAAGTAAGAGGCTGACCAGTCGTAGGATCAGTCAAAATTTGTCGGTTAGTGCCAACAAGCCCTGGGCCGTAATACATTTTTGTACCACGTGAACCTTGCTGGACAGCACGACCAGGAAACCCAAACGACGAAACAGCAGAAGCAGTTATAGATGTAGGTACAGCAGTATCAGGGGCAAGACTGCCACCAGTAGACGTTCCAGTTGTTCCATCATCAGACATAATTCATCCTCACAAATCTAATTCATTGTACAACAAGCGGTCATACAACCGTTGAAACTCAGGGTATTTCAAAGTAAGCGTGTCAGCAAAAGCAGCAAGCCACTGACGCAAATCAGAAGTGTTCTTACCTGTAATACCAACATAGCCTCGACGTTGCGCTTCCGTAATCGCCTGATTCCGAGCATCAAAATATGCTTTCGCCGCTTCAGCAATAGGGTTACTGTCAAGTATCGGGTCATTAGCAGCTATCTCAACTTGTGAAATCAAACCAGGTATACGGTTAATATCAACAACCGATGTAGCAAAACCAGGTAACTGTGTTTTAAGTTTGTCACGATACTGACGCAACCATGCGTTCTGTTCCTCGGAAGGCTTTGGGCCTACCTCACGAGTGACCTGCCGATACATCGCTTTACCTACAAGTGCTTGCGATTCAGCAACAAGGTCTGACGGTTTCAACCGGTTACGACTTCCTGTTTCAATTTGACGCATATAAACCTGATAGTCAAAGTTTGATCCGACAGGAGCAAAATATCCTGCGACATCTTGGTAACGTGCCATCACGTCACCGTTAGCGGTTTCCCAGTTACCGAACGCTGTCGAAGCATCAAGGCCACCCGAAACAGCTTTAGTTTTACCTGTCATATACAGGAAAGCATCGTTGCCAAAAGTGTCTAGGAATCGTTGTACGGCAGTGTCATAGTTTTCTGCTTGGTATGAACGGAATGTTTTGGCTAGTTCGTTTGCCATAACATCACCATCTTTTGTAGTGATTTTGAATTCAACACTGGGGCGTGATGGCCCTAAGAATTGTCCGATTCCTTGTAATGCGAGAAGGATTCGTGCTTTATCTGTGGCATCTTCTTGGATGCGTTGTTGATCTGCGGGGTCAGCAAGGTTATATTCACCTGTTGTTGAGAGTGCTTTCATGGTGTCCATTGTGAGGTCACCTAATTTTCTTGCACTATCAGGATCGCCTGAAACTGCTTCGATTACTTTCTGCGCCCACGCTGGGATAATGGTCATTTCTGGTGCGCCATAAGGAGTGAGAAGTTTTCTCATCCAGTCCGTTTGAGGAATGTTAGGAATGATTTTGTCTGCGGCTATCTGAGCGAATGGGCCGACACCAGGAATAACTTGGAAACCCATGTTCAAAGATTTTGCTGGGGCAACAAATACAGGGTTGATTCCACCTAGTTGTGTTTGTAATGCTTGTCCCCCGATAGCACCACCGACACCACCAATGGCTGCGCCAGTTAAACCGCCACCTAACGCACCGGCAAAAGCTCCTGTTGCTGCTGTAATGAATGGTGAGAAATTGCTAGAGAATGGATAGTTGAAAACGTATTCGCCTGTTTGTGGGTCTTTGTAAAAGAACCCTTTACCGTTACCATCAGGATCAGCGTTCTTTAACCCTTGAATTGACACACCAACTTTACGTAAGTTTTGTGGGTCTTGTGTAAGCATTTTTGTCCATGACGACATTACTTCTGCCCATGCTGAACCGAATGGTGCAACGATACGGAAGATGTCTGCAAAGTTTGATTGTTCTGCGGCGTTGTAGAACAGGCGTTGTGTTTCGTCTAAAGCAAAACCTTTTGCTACGGCTGATATGTCACCGTAAGTAAATTTGCCTGTTGATGGGATTGATCCATCTGCTCTAGCAAATAATTCTTTAGCAAGTTTGTCATCGCCTACATATTTTGCTAACCAATTGTTATTAAATTTTTCCCCGTTTTGTGTTGCAATTTTTTCAAGATTGTCAAGCATTTTGCGAGCTTGGCCAGCCTCCAATTGAGGCAACATTTCTTTAACCTTCATATAATATTGCTGACGAAAAACAGGACTACGGTTCAAAAATGCTTCACCTCTAGGGTATAAAGCACCAAAAAATTTGTTGACAGTATTGTCGTAAGCCTTAATTAATTCATCACGGTTACCCTTACCTCGACCCATAGAAACCTTTTTAGGATCAATACGAGTACGAGTCTTAACTGTTTCAGGTAACTGATTAGCAGGGTCTCTAACAAGATTATAAATCTCATCAAGAAAAGATTGTTCGTAACCAATATTGACAGCACCCGCATTAGTGAACGCAGAAACTTTGTTACCAGCAGCATCAGTAAAATATCCTGTAGCAACGATGTCTTTCAACATTTGGTTGCCGCCTGTTTCGGCTTCAACACGTTTGCCAATATATTCTTCAATGAATTGGCGCATATTGCCTTCATGTATTACACCATCTGCATCAATGAAGTTAACTGTTGCAACAGATTGAGTGCCATCTGCTTGATTGGTCATTGAACGGTTAGACCAACGTGCCTGTAAAGATTTTGCGTATTCTTTTCCTTCATCAGTTTTAACCCAAGCAAGAATTTCTGTAGGGTCTAAACCTTCAGCCCATTTGCGGGCCAATTCGTCGTTAGACAACAAATGGATTTGATCGGCAACACCATAACCGTATCGAGTGTCATTTGATTTACGAACGATTTGCCAAGCACCAGTCTGTTTACCACGTGCTTCCAAAACAACAGGGTTCATCCGTTCACGAATTTGTACTTGTGTAGCATCAACAAGTTCCTGGTTACCGTTACGGATAAGAGTTTCAACATCTTCGTTAAATAAAACACCTTCAATGTCACCCTTAAACTTTTTGTATATAGCAGTTTGGATGAGTTCTAAAGGATGGAAAATACCTGTCTTAATACCAGGGGCTAACGATTGACGTAACAATGAATCGCTCATGTTACGCATTACATAGCCGCCGGTCATCAAAGTAAAAGGTTTCCAAAAATCATTTTGCATTGATTCAAGAAAAGAAAAAGGCAAACGAGATTTACCGTATTGCGTAGGATCAATTTTTAATACTGTTTCTTTGCCGAACAACATTCGCATAGGGCCAGTCATGCGGCGTACTCGTCGAGGGTCGGGCAACATCATTGAGTGACGCAACATCTCACTTTGCAAAGCCGCAGTATACAGTGGTGCATCACGGACAGTGCCATCAGTAGCATCTAATGCCATTGTCCCAAAAGTCGTAGGATCACCATGAGCATCAACAGCACCAAAATATGAGTAATCAGTAATCTCTTTATACGAAGCAATCAATTCCTTAGAAGCTTCTTCAGGGACACCCATAGATACAAGACTTGTGTTCAAAATTTCGTTGAATTCGTCAACCGTATTTTTCATATCATACGGATTGTTAATAAGACCACGAGTAAATTTATCTACAAGATCAACACGTGTCTTCTCATCAACTTTAACTAACTTCAAATAGTTATCAACATTGTCGACGGACTTAGTTATGTCTTGAATATTCCCGTCAGCAATAACAACATGCTGACCTGGCATACGAGCCATCCACTTTTGGATAGTTGACGAACGGCCAACAAGCCCATTCTTCACATCATCCCACCGACTGATATTGATATCAGCGGTATTCTGTAAACCACGTTGTAGACCTAAAGAGCCAGACAACATGTTTTGTACTTCAGCAGCAGATTTAGCGTCAGTTACATCACGCCAAAAAATAGCATCAGCTTTAGGGAAAAGTTGTTTAGCTTCAGCAATGCTTGTTATCTCAGTAATACGTTCAATAACTTTTCGACCAGACGTACTGTTAAGAAACCCAGAAACTTTATTAACATTGATAGCTGCTGATTCAAAATTTGTTAAGCCGGCGAGACTACGTAGACCTGCTTGTGATTCTAGGAAAGCAGCACCTTCTTTAACATATTTAACGCCAGGGATAGAAGGCACTGCAAGAGCAGCAGCAGCGTCAACAACACCTGAAAGAATGTTGTATTCACGAGAACCAGGTTGTGCTACAAAAGCAGCAGTACCACGACCCAATGTAAATGCTTTACCATCAATAGTGCCTCGATAATCTCTAGCTCGTTGTGCTTGGGCTTCCAATGCTTTACCACCCACAAACCAACCTGAACCAGCTTCTTCATCATTAGCAATCAAAGAACCAAGATCAGTAGAAATAAACCAGCCTTGCCCTGCGGCAGCACCATCTTGCAATTTAGTGCCAGGGATTTCTTGGTACAACTGTGAAGCAACGTTAGTAACAACTTGGGGAACAAAGTTCAAAGCCGAGAAAGTCCAGCGAGAAGCAGTTTTTAGTTTAGAGTTAATCCAACCCATCGGGCCTTTATCGCCACCACCAGATTGTTGAGAAACCTGGTCTTTAAGAAACTTGCTGTTTGCATCTTGAACAAGTTTGATACCTTGATCGTAAGACATCGAACCGTTAGCGACAGCTTGTGCAGTTGGTAACAAAA